TTGGCGATACTAAGTCTGGAATATCAGCACTAGAATTAGATGTTGGTACAGGAGCTACTACAGCTACTTTACCACTGAAAGCTATAGATATATCCCAGGATCCCGATAACGACGATGTTTCATCGACTAACACCAATGTTTTGTGTGTGATACAAAATCACATTATGGGACAGAAAGGTGCTGGTTTAGCATAAGGAGTATATAAATGGCTATATCAAGAGCACAACTAGCAAAAGAGCTAGAGCCTGGGTTAAATGCACTTTTTGGAATGTCCTATGATTCTTACGAGAACGAGTATGAAGATATTTTTGTTATCGAAGATTCAAACAGAGCATTTGAAGAAGAGGTCCTAATTACAGGATTTGGTTCTGCACCACTTAAGTCTGAAGGACAAGGGGTTCAATTTGACAACGCATCTGAAAGTTACAGTGCACGTTATACACACGATACCGTGGCGTTAGCGTTTGCTTTAACAGAAGAGGCAGTTGAAGATAACCTTTATGATTCTTTGGGTAAAAGATATGTTAAAGCATTAGCAAAATCTATGGCTAACACTAAGGAAGTCAAAGGTGCCGATGTTTTAAATAACGCTTTCTCATCTAGCTTTACAGGCGGTGATGGTAAATCTCTTATTGCAACAGATCACCCACTATCTGGTGGTGGTTCAGCTGCAAATAGAGCAACTACTATGGCTGACTTGAATGAGGCGTCATTAGAAGATAATCTTATCGATATATCAACTTTTACAGATGATAGAGGATTAACTATTAGTGTCACAGCGGACAAACTTATTGTCCCACCGCAACTTGTTTTTGTTGCTGACAGAATATTAAATTCTCAACTAAGATCTGGAACTGCTGATAACGATATTAACGCGATTAGAAACACAGGTGTTATGCCTGGTGGCTATTCAGTTAATCATTATCTAACTGACCCAGACGCTTACTTTATTCTTACTTCTGTTAATAGCGCAGGTGAAGGTCTAAAAATGTTCCAAAGATCTCCAATGGAGACTTCTATGGAACCAGACTTTTCAACTGGCAATATCAGATATAAGGCTAGAGAGAGATATTCATTTGGTTTCTCTGATTGGAGAGGAATCTTTGGATCTCAAGGTGCATAGATTGAAGTTGTAATACACTTTCTTACTCAGTATTACAAATAAGGGCCTTAACTGGCCCTTTTTTATGCCTAAAATAACTTGTATAAATATGTGTAAATAGTTGCAAATTTGTGTAGATTTGATAATATATATATGTGGGTAATTTAATTAAAAAGACAAAAAAAGGAGGTCTTATGAAAAAAGTAGCTTTAGCAAATGGAAACATTGTAATAGATTATGCAGATAACAAACCTACGCATGCGTTTGTAAAAGTCAACGTAAATGGAAAAAAGGTATTGAAAAAAATAACATACAAAGAAAAGGAGGTAGTGTGATGGAAATGATCGGTGGATATACGTTGGTTGAGAGACTTGAAATGACTATTGAAAATATCAGGTTTCAAAAAGGTAAGGTTTTTTGGGACGATCTTGAGAAACTAGAATTGATACTTGAGGCGCTTAAAAAGAAGGATGTGGCGTAATGGAAAAATTATATAACTTGCTTGATGTCGAGAGAGATCAATTATGGAATGTAAGAATTGTCGAAAACGGAGATTCTTATGGCAGAGACATGTGTTTAACCCATGATGAGGCAGATCCTCTTGTTGAGTTTTATGATGCAGATGTTAGTTTTAATGATGGTCCAAAAGATATAGGTATGAAACTTGGACAATTTGTTAGCAGATACTACATGTCAACTCTCATGGATGACGGTGATCCAATAGGTGATGGCCGTGGTTTTTGTCTTGATAATGGTGTGCCCAAATGGGTAATTGAGGGTGCTGCCATGAAAAGAGTTGCAAGATTCCTAAATAGATACCAAAAGGAGGTGGCATAGTGAATATAATTTACAACAAAGATTCAGCTGACAACGCAGTTGTGGTTGATGATTACCCTTGGGGATATAAACTTAGAACCAAGAGAAAGTATTGGATTGAGACAACTAAAAGAGGTGATAGACTTTGTTATCAGACTCTAAATCCAAAAACTGACAAGTGGTGCGCTGTTAAGAAAAGCACTTATGCTGGTATTAAGGTTCTTTACGAGAATGAGGAAGGACACATCAAGACTTATTCTTTAGATCCTGCGTGGGCAAGCAAAGAGTGGTTTGCAGAGTTTATTGATCTTGTTGACGAAACTAAATTGTCTGACGCACAAAGAGCAAAAATTTGTGAAACTAAAACAATTCATCATTGTCAAAAATTTGTTAAAGTCGAATTTACCAATACAACTATGATGAGCGATGAAGAAAAAGCAAAAATAAAAACAGAAAGTGACATGGCAAAAAAGAAAATAAATAATTATGCCAATCATATTTACAACAAATGTTTAGTAAAAAATGGCATAGCATGACAGAGATAACTAAAATATTTGTCGATATGGATGGAGTCTTAGCAGACTTCATCCAAGGTGTAGAAAGTCCTAAGTATTTGAACGGACCATTTGATAAGCAATCAGACTACGATCAAAGAAAAGTAGAGCTATCAAATGCTGGCTTATTTTTTGACTTACCACCTATGAATGACATGAGAACACTTGTGGATTATGTTAAAGGCACAGGTATAGACTGGGAAATCCTATCTTGTTCTGGTGAACAAAACAGAGATAAGGTTGCAAAAGATAAATTTAAGTGGATTAGAAAACATGTTGATATAGATGTGTTGGTTACATGTACTTTAAAAGGCAAAGAAAAGGCCATATTTGCAAGACCTGGGCATGTGTTGATTGATGATAAAGCGAGTAACATTACAGCTTGGCAAAATGCTGGTGGTATTGGAATACATCACATTCATGCAAAAGATACTATAAACTGCCTTACAAAATTGTTAGCTAGTTCTTAGTTGCACAAATAACAGCCAAAGAGTATTATCAATACTGTAGAAATGATTGTTGCAAACAATGGTGTTTGCAATGGCTAATTTTAAAGGAGGCTGATTATGACTACGCATTTTACTTCGGGTGTAACCAACGTAGGTACTGATAGTACACTTGGTAAATTAAAAGCACCTGCACCGCATAAGTATCATCAATACTTCAATGATTTTGATACTTATTTGGCGTCCGACTGGACGATCACAACAACTGAGGATGGGACTGGATCTGCGTCTGAGGCACTAGCCGATGGCGACGGTGGGGTTTTGTTAGTAACAAACGCTGCTGGCGATAACGACCATGACTTTTTTCAGCTTGTAAAAGAGGGTTTTAAATTTGAATCTGGAAAACAAATTGGTTTTCACGTTAGATTTAAAACAAACGACGCCACTCAGACTGATATTGTTGCTGGTTTACAGCTAACTGACACGTCACCGTTAGATGTGACAGATGGTATCTTCTTTTTAAAATCAGATGGAGCTGCAACAATTAGCTTTATCGTAGAAAAAGACAGCACACAATCTACACTAACATTACCAAACTCTTTGGCAGATGATACATTTATGACACTAGGTTTCATTTACGACCCTAAAGATCAGAAGTTTCATGTGTTTCAGAACAATGTTTTAGCAGGCACAGTTGTTAGCACTAACGCACCAGATGATGAAGAGCTTACGCTTTCATTTGGTATACAAAACGGTGCTGCTGCTGCAAAAACATTAAGTGTTGACTATGTTGGTGCTTATAAAGAACGAACAGCAGTTACAGAACTATAAGGAGTAAATAATGGCTGATACAGTAACCTCACAAACCATACAAGATGGTGAGAGGCTTGCCATTCTTAAATTTACTAACGAATCCGACGGCACAGGCGAATCTTCTGTCAAAAAAGTTGATGTATCAGCTTTGCAAGCTGACAGCAAGGGTAGAGCTTGTTCCTCTGTTTCTATATCAAGAATATATTGGGCCTGTAGAGGCATGGGCGTTGACATTGAGTTTGACGCATCAACCAATGTATTAGCAATATGTTTGCCAGCTGACAGCACTGGTGACGAATACTACGATTTATTTACTGGTATTCCAAACAATGCTGGTTCTGGCGTTACGGGAGATATAGACTTTACAACCGTTGGACATAGTAATGGTGACGCTTACTCAATAATATTGGTTGTAACTAAAAATTACAGCTAATGGCAACCACAAAGGATGCAAAAAGACTCCCTAGCGGTAGGATTTCTTACCGTGGGGAGACTTTTCCTGGTTATAACAAACAAAAAAGAACACCAGGCAAAAACAAAAAATTTGCTGTTCTAGCAAAAAAGGGAGATCAAATCAAAATAGTAAGATATGGAGACCCTAATTTAAGTATTAAACTT